GTCGCCGAAGGGGATTGACTTTACATGATTCAATTTTTTGTTAAGTGTGATCCAGTCGGACAACCTCGGCACAGAGTCAGCACGGTGCGTGGACATGCTAGGCTTTACCTGCCAGCAAAACATCCAGTACACAAATTTAAGGCAGCGATCAAAGCAGCGTTTCCACGACAGAAAAAAGTACCAAATGCAATCGAGATAATTGTTTCAGTTTGGTTCGCTAGGCCAAAATCTAAGACGCGAAAAACGATACCGAACCTGCGTTACTGGCACACGACGAAGCCAGACGCTGACAATATCCTCAAGGCGATTCTTGATGCACTTAATGGTCTGGCATGGGTAGATGATTGCCAGATAGCATCAGCGACAATAAAGAAGTGTGTGTGTGGTGATGGTGATATTTCGGGTGTGTTTATTTCAATTGAGGAGATAGCGAATGAAGATTTTGACAGGTAAACAAAAGGCTCCGAGGAAGTGCTTGCTGTACGGCACGCATGGAATCGGAAAATCAACATGGGCGGCAGGAGCACCGGGGTGCATCATGCTAAATCTGGAGGATGGTTTGAACAACATAGACTGCCAGCGGACGGAACATCTGACGACGCTTGATGGGGTGATCGAGGCTCTCGATTGGCTAATCAGTTCGAAGCACGATTTCTTCACTCTCGCAATCGACAGCATGGACTGGCTGGAAGCACTGATTCATTCTGAGGTCGCGAGGGCGGCTAACGTCGCGCAGATAAACGATATCGATTATGCAAGAGGCTACACTAGAGCACTATCGTTTTGGGATAAGATTTTACTGCGGCTGGAAATGCTCCGCAGCGATAGGCGAATGAGCATCGTGTTGATTGCTCACTCGGAAATCAAAGCAATCAATATTCCTGGAGAAAACGCATTCGACCGCTATCAACCGGCAATCCACAAATTAGCATCAGCTATGTTTCAAGAATGGGTTGACGAAGTTTTCTTCGGCAGCATTCGCACTTTTACACGGACTGAAAAACAGGGATTTGGCAAGGAACGAACAATCACTGTCGATGGCAACGAGCGATACATTCGGACGCAAGAGACAGCGGCAGTCTTGGCAAAGAACAGGCTAGGTATGCCTCCGGAAATTGAGTTTACGTGGGAAGCATATCAAACGCACTTTCCAGTTTGAGACATCACTTGCAGGCCGTGTATAAACGCTTGTGTTGATCTGACTCAGTCGGGAGTCTAGTCGGTTCGATTCCGATCAGATCAAATGTGGTTTGAGGTTTGTTTGTTAGTGGTTCAAGGAGAATAAAGATGGTTAGTTTTTCGGGGCTGGGGTTGGAAAGTATTGAGCCAAACAAGACGTTTGAGGTTATTCCCGCTGGTGATTATCCAGCGATAATCACGGAGTTCGACGAAGTAGACACGAAGGACGGAACTGGCAAACGCTGCAATCTGAAGTTGCAGATCATCGACGGCAAATTTCAGAACCGGACGATCTTTGATGGTTTGAATACAACAAACAAATCAATAGTCGCACAGCAGATTGGTCGCCAGCAATTGAAGTCAATCTGCGTGGCGTTGAACAATCCGAATCCGCAGAACAGCAGCGAGCTGCTGAACAAGGCTTTGATGATCAGTATCAAGGTTGGCAAAGATCAAAACGGAAATCCGCGCAGCGAAGTCAAGGGCTACAAAGCGCGGCTGACGACAGCACGAGTGGCCGAAGTCGTGGCACAGCCAGTGGTAGCAGGCTCAAAAGTAAATCCATTCGCATGATGGTCTTTACCGCTATCGCCTGTCTGCGATAGCGGTTTTCTTTAATGTTTCCAAACGGAGAAAAACAGATGTCTAGCGATGCGCGTAGTGAGATTTTGCGAGTGGATTTGCAAATGGTGGTTGAGCTGTCTGAACATGACAGCGATTGCCTGTCAGCAGCAGGCATTCATGTTGTCGGTGATGTTGATTTGCCGACGCTGATGGGCTGTCAGGGATTGTCAGGTCAGCGTGCTACTGAGATTTACGATGCGGTGAATTTATTTGTCGAAAGGATGATAAGAACATGACAGAGCGAAACATAAACTCAAGCGGCGTTGATGAATTTAAGCGCGAGTATCGCGTGAGATATCGAGCGGTCATTGATTTGATGATGACGCGCGACGATGCTGCAAATTGGCTGGGTGACGACGAAGACGCACTGGCTGTCTATATTGAGCAGACGACCGAGATCCCGTGTAAGATGGTTAGCTTTGATGTTTTTGAGGGAGAAACACAATGAAACATCTAACCATAGCGTGTGAAGACAACGACGCAGTGCAGGCTATGTATGTCGATGGAATTCTGCTTAGAGAATTAGACAATTTTTACTTGAGCGATATTGCAGAAGTTGCCGAAGGAAAGATCGTCACGCTGCGGATTCTGGAAGTCGGTTTTTTGGAAGATAACGAATGGCCGGAGATGCTTGAGGATTTGATTGAGATGCAAAAGCGGCTGACGGATGTTGATGGATGATTTATTTCAAAACTTTCGGGAGATGAAAAATGAGTATGATCACACAGGCTCTTGCAGAATTCGATGAGCCAAAACAAGCTATTGCAATGGTGAAATCTTACGGAACGCTGACGCTGGCTGATGACGGTATTGGCAAAGTTGAGCAGGCGCACAAGCAGGTTAAAAGATTACGGATTGACATCGACAGCAGACGCAAGTCGCTCAACGAAGGTGCGCTGACTTATCAACGGACGATCAACGCAGAGGCAAAGCGGTTGACAGAAGAAATCGAACCGATTGAAACAGCACTGTCATCGCAGCGGAAGATCCACGATGAAATCCTGTTGAAAGAGCAACAGGAAAAACATGCCGCCAAGCGAAAGGTGCTGACAGATCGCATTGAACGACTGGCTCAGGCTGGGTGCATTGCTGGAGACGTGGCAGCCATTGAGCAGATGAGCGACGATGAGTTTCAGTTGCATTTTTTGAGCGAACAACGCAAAGCCGAAGCAATTCGCATCGAACAGGAAGCCGCACGGAAAGCAGCGGAGGACACTGAGATCGAACGGCTGGCAGAAATCAAACGCCAGTCAGAGGAGATCCGCATTCGGCAGGCTGAACTAGATGCCGATCGAAAGGCGATGGCAGCAGAACGTGAGGCGATGTTGCATCAACAGCAAGTTGAACGTCGGGCGATTGAGCAGCAACAGGCAGAAGTGAAACGGCAGCAGCAAGAGATCCAGCGCGAGGCAGAACGCAAAGCTGAAGACGAACGGCAGCGAGTGCTGGCAGAACGCAAAGCAGAAGACGACAGGCTAGCAAAGATTGCTGCCGACCAAAAAGAAGTCGCACGGTTGGCACGATTAGAAGCGTTGAAGCCTGAGATCGAAAAGGCTGAGACGTTTGCCAATCGTCTTATTGCTGACGCGGTGGACATTCTCCACAACATGGGCCAGCCGCACTGGTCGGTTGAGGCAATGGAATCTGTTCGCCGGTGCGGTTTGGAAGTGTTGATGATTGCAAGGGGTGAAGGATGAGTATCTACATTCCACGATACTACCAGACAGCCGCCAACAATGCGGCTTGGGATTTTTTGAACAACAAGGCAGGCAATCCGTTGATCGTTCTGCCGACTGGTGCTGGCAAGTCACTGGTGATTGCCATGCTGGTTGAGCAGGCTATTGAGTTTGGTTGTCGCGTGGTGGTGCTACAGCATCGCAAAGAACTAATTCAGCAGAATGCCGAGAAGATTCAGATCCTACTGCCAAAGATAAAGATCGGGATATTCTCGGCGGGGCTGAAATCTAAACAGATTGAGGAGGATGTCATTTGTGCTGGCATCCAGTCGGTGTACCGCAAAGCCTACAGCTTCGGGCGGCGTGAGTTGATCTTGATCGATGAAGCTCATTTAACATCTGATGATGACGACACGATGTATGGCCAATTTTTGGCGGACATCAAAGTCGGCGATCCGAAGCAGCGGGTAGTTGGCCTGACGGCAACGCCGTTTCGTACTGGCACGGGGCCGCTATGCGGTCGCAATCGATTGTTTCAGCGCATCTGCCACGAGTCCTTTACAGGTGATTTAATCCGTGAAGGTTATCTGTGCGAGATCACGAACAGGCCAGCGACTGCAACGGTAGACACGAGCGGCATCAAACTGCGTGGCGGCGAGTTTATCGAACAGGATGCGCAACGGGCCTTTGACACGAGTGACAACGTTAGTGCGGCATGTGCTGAGATCGTGGCTAAGTGCCACGACAGGCATAGCGTTCTGGTGTTCTCGGCGGGTGTAGGTCACGCGGAGCATATCGTCGCCACACTCAACGACATGACGACAGACACGGTCGGACTGATCACAGGCGAAACCTTTCCGATGGAGCGGTCGGCAACGCTGGCAGATTTTAAGGCCGGTCGCCTGCGGTGGCTGGTGAACTGCGATGTGCTGACAACAGGATTCGATGCACCGTGCATCGATGCAATCTGCGTGCTACGCGCAACGATGTCGCCGGGGTTGTTTGCGCAGATCGTTGGCAGAGGACTTCGCAAGCATGAATCAGTAACGAACTGCCTAGTGCTGGATTTTGGCGAAAACATTAAGCGGCATGGCTCGCTTGACGATCCAAAGTATGGACGGGCCAGTGCGGCGTTTGCTGGCTCGCCAGAGGAACCTGCCGAGAACAATGGACGCGGCAAAGAGTGTCCGAACTGCGGTCTCGATGTGGCCGCACGGTCTGCTGAATGCGGCGACTGCGGGTTTGTGTTTCCGGTCAAGCATGAGCCAACAGCAGACACGGAATCAGAGATTACAGGCAAGGCGTTGCCGCGAGTCTTGCATGTGACTCGTGTGACATGGGCAAAGCACACAAAGAAGGGTGGCGGTGACGCATTGCCGACGCTGCGGATTGACTACGACTGCACGCAGGGCGAAGGCTTTATGAAGGAGACGGTCAGTGAGTGGGTGTGCATTGAGCACGATGGCTACGCGCAAACGAAGGCGGGATTGTGGTGGCAAGCAAGATCCAAAACATATTGTCCGCAGACAGTCGCAGACGCAATCACGATGCTGTATGCAAACGTCTGCCGACATCCATCTACGATCACGACTGAAATGGACGGCAAGTATTTCCGAATCAAGTCGGTTGAGTTTACGACGGACAAGCCAGAGCCGATTGAGCTAGATCCAGATGCGTCAGCGGTGCGTGTGTTCTCTGGGTTCGATGATGATGTTCCTTTTTAGGTGTTGAGCGTGACAGTTAAAGTGATTACAATCGTGGCACGGAATGCCGTAGAAGGGCAGGCCACAACTGATATCGTTTGCGACCCTCGTGCGTTGATGCTTCTACCATCAATGTGCGAGGGTTTTTTTATTGGAGTAAGAGGGAATGAGCAATGAAATACACAATCAAAGCACACCCAACGAAATACAACGGAGTGCAATACAGATCGCGACTTGAAGCACGGTGGGCAGCGTTCTTTGATCTAATCGAATGGAAACACGAGTACGAGCCTATTGACCTGCCGGGATGGTCGCCAGACTTCCGGGTTGAGTGGGCCTGCGGTCACAGTGAGTGTGATGGCTCGCACGTTTTACTGGCGGAAGTCAAGCCGTACTATTCAATCAAGGAATTCGACGGCCACCCGTGCATGAAATACCACTACGGAATAGATTATTCCAACGTTCCATTCATGCCGTCCGACAACACCTGGGGTGACTTAATGTGGGAAGCACATCAGAAAAAAAGATGTGAGGCATTTGAGAAGTTTAGTATCGAAATTCCAGCCGATGCGTCAGCAGCATTTGGAATAAATCCTAGTGTTTCTTACTGGGAGATGGTGCACGGTTCTGGTGGCGGATGTGAGAGAATTGAAAACTGGGTTCCAGACTGGTCATCACTGTGGAAGGAAGCTGGGAATATAACTCAGTGGAGGCCACGCCAATGACAACCCAACACACGGAAGCCCTAAAGCTGGCTTCGCACGGATGGCATGTTGTGCCGATGTTCATTGGCACGAAGAACCCCGGCAACATTCTTGGGACAGGTTGGCAGCACCAGGCATCGATTGAGCCTGCTCAGATCAATCGATGGTTTGCGCAAACCCCAGACGCAAACGTCGGCGTGTTGCTAGGGCCGAAGTCAAACCTGATTGATGTTGAATATGATAGCGATGAGGGCCGGATTATTCTTGAGCAGTTGTGTGCCGAGGTCATTACGCCAACTTACAAATCAGCGAAGTCGATTCACAGGTTGTTTTCGTATGATGAGAGATACGAACTTGAAAAGGCTGCTGTTGGAATCAAGGGCACGGAATGGCGATTCGGACAGGACAAAGCGCAATCAGTGTTCCCGCCTTCATTGCATGAAACTGGAGTGCATTACGAATGGTTGCCGGGCATGTCGCCGGACGAATGCGGCGTAGTTTGCCTGCCTGATGAATTATGGATTCTGTTTTTGAAACTGAAGTTAGAGCAGGAAAAGACAGATTCAAGACTTCCTGAAAACCAAGTTCCCCGACGCTACATTGACGGTGATTCCATGCTGCACAGGGCACGGAAGCACGTTGACGAAAAGTACAGTTTTCCAGATTTGCTACGGTCTGATAACTGGGTGAAGGTACGAAATCGAGGTGATGCGCAAGACTGGCGAAGACCGGGAAAAACGAAAGGCTCTATCAGCGGTACAGTCAATTTCGGCGGGTCTGGCACGCTTCGCGTTTTTACAAATGGCGTTGACGGGTTAAAACAGGAAAGCAGTTATGACATGTTTGCGTATTTATGTGCGACTCGTCACGGTGACAATCCCGGCGTTGCAGCTCGGGAATTGTGCCCTGCTGGACTGTTACACAACGACAAAGATAAGCCGTATGTTGATCTGCGATTTTTACTACACGAAGACAGGCCGGATGACTTTGACGACGAAGCGTTCTGCCATGATAGCGTTCCAGAGTTTGGCTTGATTAGACAAATTTATGATTACTACATTCAGACAAGTCACAGGACATCAAAAGTAATGGGGCTGGCAACGGCTGTCAGTTTGTGTCAAACGATCTTTGGTCGCCGGATAGCGAGCGCAACTGACCTACGAACGAATGACTATAACATCATCATGGCTCCAACATCGAGCGGCAAAGAGGCGTGTGAAACTACAATAACGCGGATTCTATTTGAGGCAGTTGCGGATAAGGCTCCGATGATTCCGCCAGACGTTCAGAGCGGGAACGGGCTGCTCAAAGCGTTGTCTGGTCTGAAATCTGGAATTTGGGTATGCGATGAATTTGGGAAGGTGCTCGAAGCCGTTCTGAGCGATAAGGGCAACACCCATGTTAAACAAATCGGAACGCATCTCCTAAAGTTGTACGGAAAATCGGCATCCATTTACGGAGGAGCAGCTCACGCTGATGGCGTTCGAAATCAAATTATTCAGCCGCACTTATGTTTGCTCGGTCTGACTACCGGACAGATATTTGAAACGATCACGTCGAAGGAAGTTCGTGACGGACTGTTTGGCAGGCTGGCATTCTGGCCAGTGCAACTCAGGCCACGGAGGAAAGCCCAGCGGGCTATTAGTGTTCCTAGTGAACTGGTCACACGGATTCGAGAGTGGTTGCAGTTTGAACCTACGCGATTCAATCCAGAATACCCTGATCCAAAAGTCATCGAAATGGACGATGATTCGGATGCGCGGGCTGAATCGCACTCTGTGGCCATTGATGATCGCATGGAAAGCGAGCCGGAAAGCAGAGCAGCAATATGGGGGCGTGTGTCCGCTAGGGCCGTTAAGCTGGCACTGGTGAGCCGGTGTGCTCGCATTCCGTGCGATCCTTTGGCCGCCGATTGGCCAAAAATCCGCATTGAGCAGCAGGATATTGACTGGGGAATAAAACTCAGTAACTGGTTGGGTAGGGTTGCGTGCGGTCTAATTAAAGAAAACGTCAACGATACGCAGGCTCAGAGGGCCATGAGCGTCATCCTCAACGCAGTGCAGCCTACAGGTGAAATCGACCGCAGGACGCTGCTGCGCGAATATAGAAGCATTACTAGCAGCGAGTTCACGGCAGCGGCTAAAAGCCTTCAGGAGCGGAAGTCAATTGATATTGTAACCGAGGCAACAAAGGGCAGATCGAAGGTCATTTATAAGCTAATTTGAAACTGGACAAAAGCCCGGTCACAACCCTTCTGTCCGGAGGAAGTAAGCTACGATTTTTTGAATCATGTACAAAACAACACTAAAACAATTGGGACAGAAGGGGCTTCTGTCCGGCTTCTGTCCCGAAGTTTTGGGACAGAAGTTTTGGAAGGAAAACCAGTAAAAACACTACTAATACATATAAAAAAGACTTTTTATAATACTTATGTCCTTATTTCTATTTCTTGTTGCCTCTCCTTTTCTCAATCGACTTATTTGATTTACTTGTGATTATGAGTGGGACAGAAGGACAAAAGGCGATCTATGAAAGCAACTTTACTAACGTGAAACTTTATTGGAGGCATGGAACATGAACGAAATCGGAAAAACGAAATTGCCAAACGCTGGCGAGTGGTGTGTGCGAAACGACGACGGAGCGATTGTGTACATCTGCGGGTGCGACCCGGACGGCGATCCTGTTTTCATGGACGACGATGAAGAATTGCACAATTCAACGCTGCGA